GTGGACAAAAGTAATGATAGAAACTAAAAAACCCCGTGGTAGACCAAAAGGTGCTACTAACAAACAGTTCTCCCTTACCAGTTATGCTGATAAGCCTGAACTCATCACTCTACCCAAGACTGAGACTGCTCAACTTAAAGAACTAAAGAATCTCCTGATAAACAGCGCAGGTTCTAGAGTTGTCCACAAGGCGGTAGAGATTGCCATGAATGATGAACACCCTGCCCAACTAGCCGCCATTAAGTTGTGTATGGACAGAATGTTGCCTGTCTCTATGTTTGAGAAAGAAGGTAAGCAAAGGTCGGCAGTTACCATCAATATTACTGGAATAGGCGAAATATCACATGGTGAGACAATAGACGCACAAGATGTGGAGGATAAAAATGGCTGATATGTTTGGTGATTTGCAGGGAATGGGGCTTACCCCACAGGAAATTAACAAAGTTGCCTACCATCGGCAAAACCTTGGAAACCCTTTTATAAACCAAGAGGGCAACCCAATGACTATCTATGCAACGGGAATTCAGATTCCTGAAGGCAAAGATAAGGGTAAGTTTGTGTCCGTCCCTGGCTATGTGGGTGGTCGTATTGTTACGGACGAAGATCAGTTATACGACATTTGGAAAAAAGACATCCAAAGTGGGAAATGGCCTATCTACGATACTGCTGAAAAACTAAATGCTAGGGATGCTTGGTTGCATCAGATCATGGATAAAGACATGACTCAATACTTTGAACAACAAAGATTAAAGCAACCCTATCAGCAATTTGAAAGTCTATTTTATGAGGATTCTCCTCTCAAATGAGCGACTTAAACTTCTCCCTACTGCCTTGGCAAGAAGAAGTCTTCAAGGATAAGACTAGGTTTAAGGTCATTGCCGCTGGAAGACGATGCGGTAAATCCCGTATGGCGGCAGTCACCCTACTTATTGAAGCATTGAAATGCCCTGCGGGTTCTGCGGTGCTTTATGTTGCGCCTACCAATGGTCAGGCTCGACAGATTATTTGGCAAGTTCTGATGGAACTAGGACGAGAGGTTATCCAAAATGCCCACATCAACAACCAAGACATTACCACCATTAACGGAGCAACCATCTACGTCCGAGGTGCTGATAGACCCGATACCCTCCGTGGAGTCTCCCTCACCTATGCAGTCCTTGACGAAGTTGCGGACATCAAGCCCGAAGCGTGGGAGCAAGTTATCCGAGCCTCTCTCTCCGATAGAAAAGGAAGAGCCATGTTCATCGGAACGCCCAAAGGAAGAAACTGGTTCTACGATTTGTTTAGATTGGGCGAAAGCGCAGAGGATAAAGACTGGAAATCTTGGCATTTCACTACCAAAGACAACCCTTTGATCGACCCAACTGAGATTGAGTCAGCCAAGAAAACCCTGTCTACCTTTGCTTTTAAGCAAGAATACATGGCGAGTTTCACCAATGCTGGTAGCAACATCTTCAAGGAAGAGTGGATCAAGTACGGGGAAGAGCCTGAGTATGGCAGTTACTACATAGCCTGTGACTTGGCAGGATTCGAGGAAGTTGCCAAACAAGCGGCTAATTCCAAGAAAAGGCTAGACCAGACGGCTATTGCTGTGGTGAAAGTTACGGATGATGGCAAATGGTTTGTCAAAGAGATTGTCTTTGGGCGTTGGGACATCCGTGAGACTGCGGCAACGATCCTATTGAAGATGCGTGAGTACAAGCCTTTGAGTGTGGGAATTGAGAAGGGTGCGCTAAAAAACGCAGTTTTGCCATATTTATCTGACTTAATGCGTAAAAATAATGTATATTCGCACATAGTTGACTTAACTCACGGCAACAGGAAAAAGGCTGACAGAATTATCTGGAGCCTCCAAGGGCGGTTTGAGCATGGGCGTATTGTGCTGAACTCTGAGGAGGATTGGGATGAATTTAAAGATCAACTTCTTTTATTTCCCGCCATTGGAGTGCATGATGATTTGCCAGATGCTTTGTCATATATAGATCAGATGGCTGTCACTTCTTACTTTGTAGATGACCAAGAAGATGAGTGGGAGCCTGTGGACATAATTAGTGGGGTTTAAATGGCAACAGACAAACTAGAGCAAAACGAATTCTATGAGCCAACTGAGGCTGATAAAGAGTTGACGGCTTTTGTGACAGACCATTGCAATCGTTGGCGTGAATACAGAGATACCAATTTTCTCCCCCAATACCTAGAGTACGAGCGCATCTTCCGTGGTCAATGGGCTTCTGAAGACAAAACCCGTGAGTCTGAGCGTTCACGCATCGTTACCCCCGCCACCCAACAAGCAGTAGAGACTCGTCATGCTGAGATCATGGAAGCAATCTTTGGTCAAGGCGAGTTCTTTGACATTGAAGATGACATTAGAGACTACAACGGCAACCCCATAGATGTTGAGTTAATCAAGGCTCAACTGATGGAAGACTTCAAGAAAGACAAAATCAGAAAGTCGATTGACCAAATTGAGTTGATGGCTGAAATCTATGGCACAGGCATAGGTGAGATTGTTGTCAAGACTGAGAAAGAGTACGTCCCTGCCACCCAAGCCATCCCAAATATGCAAGGGCAAGCGGCTATCGGTGTCATGGAAAAAGACAGGATTGGCGTGAAGATCATGCCTATCAATCCCAAGAACTTCTTGTTCGATCCCAACGGAACTTCCATTGATGACTGTATGGGCGTGGCTATCGAGAAGTACATCTCGATTCACAAGATTGTCCAAGGCATAGAGAAGGGTATCTATCGCAAGGTTGATATTGGTACTACTGGCGAGGATACAGACTTAGAGCCTACCCAAGAGGTAAGCCAGTATCAGGACGAGAAGGTTCTTCTCCTGACCTACTATGGTTTAGTCCCACGAGAGTACTTGAACAATCTCAAGGAAAACAAAGACATTGTTGAGTTATTCCCTGAGAACTCTGTGGCTGAAGACTACTCAGACATGGTGGAAGCCATTGTCGTGATTGCCAATGATGGGCAACTTCTCAAAGCAGAAGAAAACCCGTACATGATGAAGGATCGCCCTGTTTTAAGTTATCAGGATGACACAGTACCTAATCGCTTACTTGGCAGAGGCACAGTAGAAAAAGCGTTCAATATGCAAAAGGCTATTGATGCTCAGACTCGCTCACACCTAGATTCCTTGGCATTGACCACTAGCCCCATGATTGCGATGGATGCTACCCGTCTGCCACGGGGAATGAAGTTTGAGGTAAAGCCTGGCAAAGCGATCCTCACCAATGGCGCACCTTCTGAGATTCTTTACCCCTTCAAGTTTGGTCAAAGCGACCCCAACAACTTGGCTACTGCCAAAGACTTTGAGCGTATGTTGTTGCAAGCAACGGGAACATTGGATTCCCAAGGCATGATTAGCAATGTGGCTAGAGATGGCGGTCAAGGCGGTATGTCTATGGCTGTTGCTTCTATCATCAAGAAGTACAAACGCACTTTGGTGAACTTCCAAGAAGATTTCTTGATCCCGTTCATCCAAAAAGCGGCTTTCCGCTATATGCAGTTCGATCCAGAGCGTTATCCTTCTGTGGACATGAACTTCATACCTACGGCAACGCTAGGAATTATTGCCCGTGAGTACGAGCAACAACAGTTTATTGGCTTGTTGCAAACCTTGGGGCCGAACACCCCTGTCTTGCCTGTGATCTTGAAGGGCATTTTGGCTAATTCGAGTCTGTCTAACAGGATGGAACTGATTGCTATGTTGGAGAAGATGGCTCAACCTGATCCAGAAGCACAACAACTGCAACAAGTGCAACAACAATTGGCATTGCAAGCGGCACAGGCTAATATTGCTGTGCAAACTACTCAGGCAGAACAGAATCGGGCAGAGGCAACCAAGTTGTCTGTCGAGGCTCAGTTGATGCCACAAGAAGTGCAAGCCAAGATGAGTGCATCTTTGACTAAGAATCTACCTAATCAGGATGAAGCGGCAAGCCGTGAGTTTGATAAGAGGGTTAAGATTGCTGAGTTGATGCTCAAAGAGGCAGACATCAAGAATAAGTCTAAAATTGTTGAACTACAAATGGCAAACAAGCAAGAAAACATAGCCAAAGTAGAAAATGACTTCTTAGAACAGTTGGCAGGGAATCTCAAATGAGTGACATCATCCCAAACTTAGAAAACATGACTGACGCTGAGAAAAAGGCGGCTCTCGATGCTATTCAAGTTTCTATTGCTAAATCAAAAGAGGTTCAAAAGCAACGCATTGGCGAAAATGTAGGCTTAGTTGTTGATGCCCTTAAAAAGATTGAGTCTGACATCCGTTCTCGCTTTGATGAAGTGGGTAACACCATTGAAAAACGAGTTGCCACCATCAAAGATGGGCGTGATGGCATAAACGGCAAGGATGGGCGCAATGGCAAAGATGGACGTGATGGAAAGCAGGGCGTTCAAGGAACTAAAGGCCAAGATGGTAGAGATGGGCGTGATGGAGTGGACGGGGTTGATGGTATTAGTGTCACCTCTGCTCGTATTGATTTTGATGGTAGCCTTGTCATTAGCCTTTCTAGTGGTATTGAACTCAATGTTGGTGAAGTTGTTGCTCCTGACCTTGCGGAATCCATCAAAGTTATTACTAATGGTGGTGGCACTTCTCAGTCTGTCCTTGATACCCTAGCCTCCCTACAAACACAGATAACAAACCTGATTCCTAGTCAAACGGGGAACTCAGGCAAGTTTTTAACTACTAATGGAACTGTTCTTTCTTGGTCTTCTGTCGCTGGTGGACTGAGTTACCAAGGAACTTGGAACGCATCTACTAACACTCCTACATTGGCTAGTGGTGTGGGTGTAAATGGCTATTACTACATTACGTCAACGGCTGGTTCTACTAACTTAGACGGCATTACTGATTGGCAAATTGGCGATTGGTTGATGTTTAATGGTTCAGTTTGGCAAAAGATTGACCAAAGTAATTTAGTTACATCTGTTAATGGGTATACAGGTACTGTTGTTCTTACGCAAACAGATATTAGTGGAACAGCCTCTTTAACAACTACTCAAACGCTTACAAATAAAACCCTAACATCGCCAAAAATCAATGAAATACTTGATACAAACGGCAATGAGATTTTAGGTTTATCGCCTACTACTTCAGCAACAGATTTTCTTACTGTTAAAAACGGGATTGGAACGGGTGTTCCACTTCATGTTTACGCTGATGGCCCAAGCACAAGCATTGGTTTGCATATTCAACCAAAAGGAACAGGGCTTGTAACAATTAGCGATGGTACGGATTTCAACAAAGGAATTCGTTTTAGAAGTTCAAGTTCTGCAACAAGCGCAGTTACTTTAATTGATGCGGTATCCACAGCAGGTCGTGTAGTTACATTGCCAGACGCAACAACTACATTAGTTGGTCGTGATACAACAGACACGCTAACAAACAAAACCTTAACATCTCCAACTTTAACAACGCCTATTCTTGGAACTCCGCAGTCAGGAAATTTCAGTACAGGTACATTTACTTGGCCTACCTTTAATCAGAATACTACTGGAACTGCATCCAATGTAACTGGAACTGTGGCTATTGCTAATGGCGGCACAGGACAGACCACACAACAAGCCGCATTAACTGCGCTCTCAGGAACACAAACAAGTGGTCAGTATTTACGTTCCAATGGAACGAATACATTGTTGTCTGCTATACAAGCCGCTGATGTTCCTACGCTTAACCAAAACACAAGTGGTTCTGCCGCATCTTTGTCGGCAACATTGGCTATTGCGTCAGGCGGTACAGGACAGACTACGGCAACATTGGGATTTAATGCTTTAGCCCCTAGTCAGACAAGTAACTCAGGCAAGTATCTAACCACAGATGGAACTAACTCATCTTGGGCAACAGTAACTGCTGGTGCAAGCATTAGCAATGACACAACCACATCGACTAACCTATATCCATTGTTTGCGGCGGCTACCTCTGGTACGCCAACAACAATCTATACAGGAAATACCAAGTATTTGTATAAACCAAGTACAGGTGAGTTAACTGCGCCAGTACACATCTCAACCAACGGCATAAACATAAACTCCACGGCTGTTAGCGCAAGTTACACGATAGCAAGCGGAAACAATGGCTTTTCGGTTGGCCCGATAACTATTGCGTCAGGTCAGGCGGTGACAGTCACATCTGGTCAACGCTGGTTGGTACTTTAAAGGATAAGCATGAGTCAAGTAATTATTGCTGGAGACACAAGCGGAACGATAACGCTACAAGCGCCAGCCGTGTCTGGTTCTACTACGCTAACTTTGCCAACAACAACAGATACTCTGGTTGGTAGAGCAACGACAGATACTCTGACAAATAAGACTTTAACGGGTGCTGTAATGAACGGCACTTTAGGCGCTACAACTCCTAGTACAGTAGCGGCAACCACTCTATCTTCAACAGGACAGGCTAATTTTGTTAGTAGCGTTGCTTCGCCAAACATGACGATAGGAAACAATGTCAATGGTGATACTGGTTTCATAATGTCGTGGCTTTCAACTTCGTCTGCTTCTGTAAAAAATTGGCAATGGACTTTTAATAATTACAGTAATGGAATGTCGTTGTTTAGTTCTACTACTGGTGGTAGTTCTGCATTTGTTTTAGCCGACACATTATGGAATGTTAAAGACGCTGGACAACAAACTATCACGGATAAACCAGCGGCTAACACAAGCGCATTTAAATTTCTTTCGTTTGTATCAAACTCTGCGGAAGCGGGTTCTATTACTCGTGTGGCACAAACTTCGGCAGTTACCTTTAACACAACCTCCGATTACCGCTTAAAAAACAATCAAGCCCCACTTACGGGTTCTGGGGAGTTTATTGATGCACTCAAGCCTAAAACTTGGGTGTGGGCGCAATCTGGTATTAAAGCAACAGGTTTTATTGCTCATGAATTTGCGGAAGTTTCGCCATCATCTGTGACAGGGGAAAAAGATGCGACTCAAGAAGAAGAATACATAGATTCTTTAGGAGTAAAAGCAACTCGCACCATACCTTTGTATCAAGGTATGCAAGCATCATCATCAGAGGTAATTGCTAATTTGGTGGCTGAACTTCAATCACTTCGCAAACGCGTTGCTTTACTTGAGGCTAAATAATGACTACCACTTGGACAATCGTACAACTAGACCGCCAAACCTCTAATGGGTTTGTAACAACTGCACATTGGACTGCAAGCGCAGTAGATGGGGATTACTCCGCATCTACATACTCTACAAGTTCATGGTCTGATGGAACACCTACAACCCCTTATGCCAATCTGACGCAAGCAACAGTATTAGGTTGGATATGGGCTAATGGCGTAAACAAGACAGCAGTCGAGGCTAGTCTGCAAGCGCAGATTGATGCACAGAAGAATCCTGTAACCGCTACTGGAGTGCCTTGGTAATGACCACAGAAAACACAACTGAAGGCATTTCAGTAATTGCTGCCAAGGTAGCACCGCCAGTAGGCGTATCCCTGGCAACTGTCGCTGGCTATCAGGTCAGCGAAGTCTTGATCTGGGCGACTCTGATCTACACGGTCTTGATGATCTGCCACAAGCTGTACCAGATTTATAAAGACATAAAGAAGTGATGTGTTTGATCCCATCACCATTGGCGCTGCTTTCAAGGCAATGCAACTGGCGTATGAAGGGATCACATACTGCTGCGATGCCTTGTCTCAGGGCAAGGTCGCTGTACAGAAGATAAAGAAAGCAACCGATGATGCCCAAGCAATCGCAAAGGAAGTCAAAGGGATATGGGGATTCTTTAGCGGGTTATTTGGTGGCTCAAAGCCAGCCGAGTCCAAGCCAGCAGCCACAGACGCAAAGCCTGTGGCGAAAAAGAAGGAAGTCTATACAACCCACATTCCTAATGAAGCCGAGATTGTCCAGCAATTCATTAAGCACTTAGGTGCTTTTTTTAGACACCACAAGGAGTTAACCGAATATGTGGAAATCAAATATGAAGAAGTATTTTCAAGCGTTGATCCAGATCCTGAGACAATTCTGGAACTCTCTGTTTTCAAAAACGAACTAGACCAGAGCTATGTCAAGTTGAGTGGGATGATGAGGGGTGCAAGTGTGCCTTATCAACTCGGACCACTCTGGGAGAATTACAACAATATCTACTCCAAGGTTCAAGCAGAACAACAAAAACGCAAGGAACAAATTAGAATCAAAAGACAGATAGAGGCTTATAGACAAGAAAGGTTAAGACAAGAAAAGATTGAGCTTGGCATGGGATTGTTTATCACGCTGCTCGTAGTTTCTTGGCTATACGCAGTATGGATAAATTCATTTATCGAAGCATTCTGATTCTTGTGTGCGTAATGCTGACTATTATCTTAATCATCACACCAGTCTTGATTAGTATGTGGATCAAGATACAAAAAGCCGAGGTGAGGTTGGAGAAAAAAGAGAGACAAATAAACCGACAATTAAGGTTAATGGAAAGGCAGAGCAATGAATGAATTACTCAATCTTCTCAAGGGTGTCGCACCCACGCTGGCAATGGCTGTCGCTGGTCCTTTGGGTGCTTCTGCTGTTACCGCTTTGGCTAGTAAGTTTGGCGTGTCTGATAGTGTTGATGCCGTTGCAAAGGCTATTGCTGGCGATCCAGCAGCAACTGCGAAGCTGGCAGAAGTAGAAGCCGACTTTGCCAAGGCTGAACTAGAAGCCGTTACAAAGCGCTGGGAAGCAGACATGAAGTCTGACTCCTACCTATCCAAGAACATTCGTCCTATGACCCTTATAGCGATCCTGAGCGCGTACTTTCTGTTTGCCATGATGTCTGCTTTCAGCGTCAATGTGAACGAGACCTATGTCAAGCTATTAGGTGAGTGGGGTCAACTGATCATGTTGGCTTACTTTGGTGGCAGAACCGTTGAGAAGGTAATGGAGAAACGCAAATGATTGAATTCTTAAAGCAACTATTGCTGGCTAAGGTCAACCGTCCGAAGCCTACCGTTGAAGAGGTTGAGGTACAGGTATGGTCTTTTGTGGTCAAGTCGATCACCATCATGGTTCTTGGCATTGCGTTTGGTGTCTTGTACCTGATCGGGTTTGAGAAGCAAGACCCCGAACTCGCACCAATCGACTCTGTATTCTTGGAAATCTTGAAAGCCATTGCATTCATGGGTGTCGGCACTATGGGCGGTATCTCAGGACGCAAGGCATCGACTGCCATTGCGAAGGCTATTGTGGGAGAAGATGATGCAACTAAGTGAACACTTCACACTTGAGGAGGCAACGCACTCCGATACCGCCACAAGGCTCGGCATAAGCAATCAGCCTTCACCACAGCAACTTGAGAACATGAAGGTGGCTGCTACTGGCATGGAGAAGGTCAGAGAGCTGCTTGGTAAGGCTATAAATGTCAACTCATGGATTCGTCTGCCAGAGGTCAATGTGGCGGTAGGCGGTAGCAAGGTATCGAGTCACATGGACGGCTGGGCTATTGACTTTGTGTGTAGAGGCTTTGGCACTCCACTCGAAGTCTGCAAGGCTATTGATGCATCAGGCATCAAGTTTGACCAGATGATTCACGAATTCGGTGAAAAAGGGTGGACGCATCTATCCTTTGCGCCAGCATTGCGTCAGCAAAAGCTCACCATCTTCAGACCTCAAAACAAATACGCCATCGGTTTGTTGACGCAAGACGAATACAACAAGGCAGTATGACTAACCTCTACCAGCAGCTTCAGACCCCTGCCACGCCAGACCTGCCTAACCCGCAGGAAAGCTATGACAGGCTCACCGTCGCACAGACGAATGCTGCCTTGCGTACATTCTTTGCAAAGCTCACAAACACCACTCAGACACTTCTTGCGCCAAGGGGTACAAAGTATCTGAACGCTCCTTACGGGGCATTTCAAGACTCAACTGATCAGGTGGCAGCTAACACGACGACTGCCTATCCAATCACTTTTGACACAACTGACTACACCAATGGCGTAACCTTGTCTAACTCGTCAAGGCTCAATGTTGCACAGGCTGGAATCTACGACATTCAATTCAGCATTCAATTTAAGAACACCACTAATGACGGGCAAGATGTTGATGTGTGGTTTAGAAAGAACGGCACGAATATCAGCAATTCAAACAGTAGGTTTCATGTCCCAGCAAGAAAGTCTACGGGCGATCCATCTCACTTAATTGCTGCACTTAACTTATTTGTGAGTTTGGCGACTAATGACTATGTAGAGCTTATGTGGAGACCGACAGATGTTGGTGTAAGCATTGAGCACTTTGCAACCAGCAGTTCACCGACTAGACCAGCAGTTCCATCAGTCATTGCCACGCTTTCATTCATCTCCAATTTGTCAGTAGAACCCTCATAATTGACCTATGGCACTCGTACCCTTAAAAATCCTAGCAGGAATCTACCGCAACGGTACTGAGTACCAGTCTGCGGGGCGTTGGTTCGACTCAAATCTTGTGCGTTGGTTTGAGAATACCTTGAGACCTTGGGGCGGGTGGCGCAAGCGATCAGCATCACAAATGACTGGATCGTGCCGAGGTTTATTGACTTGGAGATCAAATAGCGGTGGTAGATACATTGCACTTGGTACGCACTCTAAGCTGTATGTGATGGATGACAATTCTGTCCTAAAGGATGTCACTCCATCAGGATTTACGGTAGGACGCGCTGATGCCATTAGTGGTACGGGTTACGGCTATAACACCTATGGATCGTTTGCTTATGGTGTGGCTCGTCCAGATATAGGCTCTATTGCGCCAGCAACGACTTGGAGTCTGGATACTTGGGGTGAGTATCTGATTGGATGCTCTGACACAGATGGCAAGCTGTACGAGTGGCAGTTAGGTTTTACCACTCCAACATTAGCTGCTGCTATCACCAACGCGCCAACAGGATGTCAAGCTGTGATGTCTACCGCAGAGCGTTTTGTCTTTGCTTTAGGTGCATCAACTAACGCAAGGAAAGTAGCGTGGTGCGATCAAGAAGACAATACAGTCTGGACACCATCTGCAACGAATCAGGCAGGTGACTTTGAAATAAATAGTGTTGGCTCTCTGAAGTGCGGTAAGCGCGTCAGGGGTATCAATCTGCTGTTTACCGATGTCGATGTCCATGTGGCAACATACATTGGTCTACCTTATGTTTACTCATTTGAGAAGGCAGGATCAGGGTGTGGCGTGATCTCTGCTCAGTCAGTCGCAGCCATTGATACGGCAGCGATCTGGATGTCTAGGTCAGGATTCTGGATATATGACGGCTATGTCAAGCCTCTTGCGTCAGATGTTGGCGACTACATATTCCAGAACATCAACTACAGCCAAGCCTCCAAGGTCTATGCCGTCCACAACTCAAAGTATGGCGAGTGCATCTGGTTTTATCCATCGAGCGCCAGCAATGAAAACGACTCCTATGTCGTCTACAACTACCGTGAAGGGCATTGGGCTATCGGCTCTTTGTCTCGTACAGCAGGAACTGATAGGGGTGTCTTTGTCAATCCTGTGATGATTTCGTCAGATGGTTTCATCTACGAGCACGAGGTCGGCTTTGCGTATGACGGTGCTGTGCCATTTGTGGAATCTGGTCCATACGAGATCGGTAGTGGCGAGAATATTATGAGCGTTAGGCAAGTTATCCCAGACGAACAAACGCTGGGCGAGGTCGTCGTGTCCTTCAAGACTCGGATGTACCCGACTTCGACTGAGACTACTTACGGACCGTATGCAGCAGCGCAACCGACAGATGTGCGGTTTTCTGCCAGACAGGTCAAGATTAGATACACGGGAAATCTATTAGACGACTGGCGCGTTGGTGTAAACAGGATGGATGTAGTCCCGATGGGGAAGAGGTGAGTGACATTGATGAGTTTTGGAGGTTGCGAGAACCAATTGAGTCGGCATTAAAATACTCGGCAGGAACGCACACGATTGAGGATGTTGCCCAAGGTGTAAGTGATGGAAGGTTTCAAATCTGGAATCACCACAATTCGGCAGTTATCACAGAGATTATTGTTTACCCACAGGTCAAGGTATTGCATTACTTCTTGGCTGGTGGAAACCTAGATGAACTCAAATCAATGAGACCCGTCATTGAGTCTTGGGCTAAACAACTGGGATGCGCCAGAGTTACGCTCGCAGGTCGCAAAGGATGGGAAAAGACATTCCTAAAAGATGAAGGATATGAACCAAAATGGTTCATGTTAAGCAAGGAGCTATAAGTGGCAATGACACCGTATCAAAAAATCATGTATAGGTATGGACAGCAAGCCCCATTCACCTATCCTAGTTACTCTAATCAAGTTACTGGAGGATATGACCCGTCCCTTTATTCTAGATTTGGGTTGCTAAACCCGTCTAGCAACTACCAATATGGCGATGGCTTGTATGGCGGTGGTGGTGGTGGCGATGGAATTAGTAGCGGATTAGGCACAAGCTCTCCAAGTGATGGTCAGGGTGTTAGTAGCGGTATGCAAAGCCTTGGTCTTGGTCTTATGGGTTACTCAGATTTATTATCTGGTTTTGCCCCACTTAGCGGTCTTGCTAGCTTGGCTGGTCAGTCTATTGCTGATAGTCAGATTGATGCAATGACAGGTGTGATGGACACAATAGCAACAATGAATGCACTAGGAATTCCCGTTACCGTTGATGCCAATGGCAATGTGGTGGCAGCGCCAACTGCGAGTGATGCTGTGGCAGCAGATGCAGCAGCCTCAGCAGTAGCTGCTGCCAATGCCTCTGCCTCTGCTACGCAAGGTTCTGAATCAGATGCTGCTGCTGCCTCGGCTGCTGCTGCTGCTGAAGGCGACGGTGGCATCTCTGGCGGTGGTGGAGGTGGTGCTGTCGGAAGCGATGGCTCATCTTCTGGCGATAGCGGTGGTGCTGTTGGAAGCGATGGCTCGTCAGGCAGTGATGGCGAATACATGGGTGGATTTATTGGAATGCCTAAATACATACAAGGCATGGTCACCAGACAGAACACCTTTGGCGGTAACCCAGCAGGACCAGACGACTCATATCGCAAGACTCAACTTGGCGAGTATGTCATCAAGAAATCAGCAGTTCAAAAGTATGGAAGAGGGTTGCTCGATATGATAAATAGCGAGTCAATTCCAAAGACAAAATTAAGGGGTTTACTATGAGCAAAGGTGGCGGTACTACGGTACAAACTCAGTCGATTGATCCTGATTTAAAAAGTGCTTATTTACAAAATGTGCAGCAAGGCAGGAATGTCGCTGCTGCATTACCGTATAAGCAATTTGCTGGATTTAATCCAATGTATCAGGCTGGCGAAGAGCAGCTTGTCAATACATCGCTCACGCCATTTACTGGTGAGACTATTGCTCAATTTCAAAATCCTTACGAGGAGCAGGTTGTCCAGCAGTCTCTTTCAGACATTGAAAAGCAAAGGCAGATGGCAGATTTAGCAGATCGCAGTAGGGCTACGTCTGCAAGAGCGTTTGGTGGTTCTCGTCAAGGCATCACGCAAGGAATGCTAAACGAGGCAGCGCTTCGTGAGTCAGGAAGAACTGCATCGGGTCTGAGACAGGCTGGATATAGGGATGCGTCACAGCTCGCGCAGTACGCAAGGCAACAAGCCCTGCAAGGTGGGCAGACTGTCTTGGGTCTTGGCGGTACGAGACAAGCGTTTGAGCAAGCTCAACTCGATGCTATGCGTAATCTGGGACTTGAGAAACTAGGCATCTCTTCTGCTGGTTTAGGTATAAATTTACCAAATCTCGGCATGACTACTGAGTCACCTAACTACCGCAACTACGGCACAAGTGCCTTGGGTGGTGCATTGGGTGGTGCTGCATTAGGCAGAGCAATACCATCATTGGGTACTGGGTATGGTGCTGGTCTCGGTGCTTTGCTTGGTTTACTGGGGTAAGACATGGCAACAACTGACTTTGGCGGTTTACTGTTTGGTGGTGGCGGTACTGGTCTAGAAGACTATCTAACACCAGAACAACAAGGCAACATTCAGCAACAAGCAATGCTGCAAGCAGCAGCAGCGCTTTTACAGGCTGGCGGTCCAAGCCCCAGAAGAATCTCTTTGGGTCAAGCCCTTGGCGGTGCTTTCCAAGCAGGTTCTGCTGGGTATCAGCAAGCACAGCAGGGTGCTGTGCAGAATTTGCTCAGTAGACAGAAGTTACAAGAAGGCGCATTAGAACAAGCCAGAATGAAGGCTTATATGCAAGCGCTTAGTGGAGAAGGTGGTGCTCCAGCCGTTGCAGGTCAAACAGGTGTGCCAACTACTGGTGCTGCACCAACTGCAATGCCTATGGGTGCTCAAGCTCCTCAAGGTGGCGGTGGAATGTTCTCAGGATTGACACCAGAGCAAAGAAGAATTCTGCCGTTAATGAAGCCAACTGAGGCTATTGGTGAAGCGTTTAGGGCTGCTGGTCAAAGGGCTGCTTTATTGAGTGATCAAGATTTGACTTCACTTGGTTTGCCTCTTGGCACTTTGGCTTATAGGCTGCCTAGCGGTGAAACAAAAATAGTTTCGCAAAAGTCTGACAGGCTAACAGAGTCAGAAGTAACGCAATTAGGTTTACC